ATGATTGTACATCAAAGCGCCTCGTACCTGCATCGGAGTGCCTTTAGAATAGATAGAAGCAGCATCAGAATATTTCTCTAAGTTGTTGCATCCTCTAGGGAAAGCAATCTGCTCGGGAGACATTTTCTGAAAGTCTCGCCATGTATTCTCTACGAAATCCTGCAACACACCTTCTTCAGATGTGAGACAAAGTTTCACCGCCTCGCGTAGACTGTCTCTAACAGGAGCAGGTGTAGATGACCGAACGACCTCTAAGCCCATCACCTTCAATTTAGGTTCAGCATAACGCACACCTTCATTATCGTACACGTTCAGAGCATATCTTTTCTTCGCTACCCAGATGCCTTTGTCAGCAATAACCTCGCGCTTGAAGTCCATCTTTTGTGCAAATGCATTTGTATAGTCAGCAATACTATCCATTGCCTTAGCAATCGTAGGCTCAATTTGATCTGAGCCAATCTTGTCAAGGGCAGTGATAATGTTTGACTTGCTTTTATTCTTGAGAAACTTCTGTACAACGCCATCCATTGTGATGTAGCAAGAGTCAGTGTCCGAATAAAACGAGTACATCTTATCCTCAGTGCCACAGACGTTGTTCAAGAAATCATCAAGTGCCTTCGCAGACTCTCGGATGACAAACTGACCTGTCATCGTGATCCCTTCAGCAATTCTGTCATCATAATACCTGAAGTACTGATTGCCCATTGCACCATAGAGTGAGTTCAATTGAATCTTTCTAGCCATCTGAAAGTTATTGTATTTAGCAATGTCCTTCTGATATTTAGGATCCTTTGTCTCCTCGTATTTGTTCTGTGCCTGAATCATCAGCTTCTTGTATTTCTGCCGATCATCAAAAAACTTTGAAACAATCTCAGGAAATAGACCTTGTTTGTCGCGTGTGAATCTAGCACCGTTAGCAGCAATAGCATAATCGCCATCAAGATTATACTTTCTTTCAAGCATACCCTCAACGTTTACATCAACCATACCTTGTACGAGTGTCTCAGGAGACATGTTGTATTGCATGATGATAGAAGGATACAGAGATGTCGCGTCGAATGCCATCACCCACTTGTATTCACCTGGCTTAGGCTCTTGCACAAACGCGCCTTCAATAGAACGACCCTGCGTATCTTTACGAGCAGGAATCATAATATTTTTAGCCAGCAAGTGATTGTACAGCAAGCAGTCCCAGGTTCTTACAGGTGAAAATGTATCACGGAAGTTCGACTTCGCGTCATATGTCATTGTAGCAATAAGCTCAATCAATTTCATCTTTTCTTCCAAGTCATCAATCAACTTGGTGTCGATGATGTTATAGTCGATGAAACGATTCCAGTCCTTATCGTAAAACTCCTTGAAAGTATCGAAGCCGCTTTCAAGTTTACCATGACCAAGTTCTACAGATGCAATGTGATCTAGCTTGTAGGATTCTTGCGCACTGTAGGTAAACTTTTTGTACAGATCCAGATAGTCAAGGACTGAGATGCCTTTGATATCGTAAGTTGTATCTTCACGATTGTTTCGCTTGACACCCTTGCGTCTTGTTAGGTTGTAAGGAGATAGAGAGTTCTTTGCGTCATTGCCAAACACCCGGTCCATACGAGAAACAAGATATGGTATGTCAAAAAACTCAACGTTCCAACCAGTAACGATATCAGGATACTCATTCGCCCACCATGTCCCAAATTTAGTAAGCAGTTCAGTTTCATCCTCACAAGGAACATAGTTGACACCTAGATCTTTTGTTTCAGGACCTGGACTCCACTCACCTTCTCCCCATGTTATGATCTCCTTTGTGTCATTATTCATCAACGTGATTAGAAGAATCTTGTCAGTAGGATTGTCTACGCTAGGAAAGCCTGTCTCAGCAGTAGTCTCAATGTCCATCGACCAGATAGATAACTGAGACAAATCAAACTCGATATCGCCCTGATATTCAGTAGATAGAAATTGATATGTCAGGTCAGTCTGTCCATAGATAGGATAGTTCTGAACCTGAGAATAGCTATCTAAGAATTCTTTAGCATCTCGGTTATTGCCGAATTGAATCGGCTTGATGTTCTCCCCATACAGTCCTCTGTACGGAGAGTCGCCATCAGCACGAACATATAGCGTAGGCTTGAAGGTTCGCTTTTCAGTAAAGCGTTTGCCATCGCGCACACCACGCAAGAATACTTGGTTACCATACTGCCAAGCCCAGCTGTAAAATTCGTTTTTCATAGCACACATTATATATCATAATAAGGGGGGTGTCAACTACTTTGTAGCCAAAGGAGTCACAATTTCTTTATTCGGTGTGATGATAGGTGAATTGGTGCCGTAGAGTTTCTCATATTCTACAATGAGTTCCTTCTTAGGATTTACTACAGCAGTTACCGCTGCGGGCATGATATGAGCAGTTGCGTTTTCAGCGTACGGTACCCAAGGAGCAAGCCCAATTTGCGCTTGATTCGGGTTGTCATCATTCGGCATCAATATGATAATCGCTGGCTGATTGACTTGAATTAAGTCTCTACCTTCAATTTGAATATCAGTTACCTTTGCGATAATTTCTTCGCCAGTGATCAGTTTTATTACTTGTATTGACATAATATATTCCTAAAGTTGGGGGCGTTGCCGCCCCCGTTGTGTTAGTCTTGAATGAATTCGGGTTCACTTTTTTTACTGCCTACTTTAATTTCGACAGGTCTTTTTTCTTCTGGTACTACATGCTCCAGTGAAATGTAAAGAATACCATCCCTAAAGTCTGCGCCAGTTACCTTTACATCATCCGTCAAAGCGAATGTGCGTGTAAAGTTTCTAGCACCGATACCTTTATATAGATAGCTTCTATCATCCTCACCGCGTTCTTGTACACCCTGGACAACAAGTTTGTTGACATCGGGCACAACATGAATATTGAATTCATCGTCAGTGAATCCTGCACAAGCCATTTCAATGGTGTACAAGCCTTCGCCTGACTCGACAATATTATACGGGGGATAATTATTTGATGTGTCTGGGATTGTATTTAAACTTTCAAACATTTTTTCAAAACCAATCGTGAATGGTTTCATGTCGTTTGCGAGTTCGTTTAAATTAGCCGCAGTGAATCTTCGGGTTACCATGTGTTTCTCCAATTAAGCGAGTTTATGTTATTGAAGCCCTTTCGGCACTTCAAACGTATTTATAATCAAATAGCCGATAATTTAGATTTTATTTTGTTATATGGTTCAGTGAAATATAGTTGAAAATTTATTCTGTCCTCAGTAGATACACTGACGTTATGTGGTTGTTGAACATTTAATAAATGAGGAGTAGTGTAGCAGTAGGAAAACTTAGGCTTCTCAGAGTTGACGCTTTCATAAAAATTTATTGGTGTCACATGTCCTTGTAACGGAATAGATAGAACACAGTTTCGATACATAAGAGTATCAACATGTACTGGGACTTTTTCATTAGCACGAATGAATGTTAGACCTGCAGTAAGACACGCGGTGTCACCTTCGCAATAACGCCACATCAAATCCATAGCCAGCTTTCGGTGTTCAAGTTTCCAAAAATTGTATACCGACAATCTTACTAGATAATCGCCGTCAGTTCTATCACCAAGTTCAGATTTATTTTGAGCATAGAAATCAGATGCTGCCTGTTTTAATTCAGGATCATCAACGTAGTCTTCGATATGTGCAACATCAGAAGAACCACCTCTAACGTAATTCTCTGATTGTTTTACTTCATGAAATATATTTAGAAGTTCAATTTTTTCTTCTGTGTGCAGAAGATCTGCAACAGGCCACAAGTAATTGAATTTCACGTTCACCTCACTATGGTTTTTTACCTATGTTATATTTAGTAACAAGGTCCCATTCATCTTTATCTTTATATGAGATGATTTTAATTTGACTCATCTCTGCCACATTTTCATGTAACGCTGGCTGTAAAATTTCTAACAGCCCCCAATCTGAAAGTAACTTAGCAATTATATTTCTTCGCATCAAATCCTCATCATCAATATTCGCTAACTTACCATCTAAAGCAAAAAGTTCTTTGAAGTGTGTGATGAAGTATTGCCCTCGCTTGTGCAAGATATGACAAGATTGATACAAAATTTTCTCTTTACGAGAGGCAACACCGATACGAGATAAAGTTTCTCTGATCTTTAAAAAGTCATCGGGTTCAGCGAGTTTGATTTCCAATGGAGCATAGCCAGGATAATCAATGTTAAAAAATTCACTCATTATTTTATTCCTATTGATACATAATGTTTCGTACCAATATTTATAAAAAAGAGTATTTAACGCCCACCTTTGTTCAACCTCTGCTTGATAACCTCGATATTTTTGTCAGTCAATATGCGTAATGCATCAGCCGCTTTAGTATTGCTGTAGCCATAATACTCTTTTAAGATATCAATCAACTCTTCCTTTTCAGGCTTCATCCATTTGTTATATCTTTTCTTAGGGCGAACAACATTCAAAAGAAAATCATATTGTAGTTTTTTGTCAAGATGCGGACGAGAGTTCATTTCATTACATGCAATCACAGTGTCAGGCCCATAACTCATAGCCTTGTTCACGATGAAAGCATTGTATTGCCTTTCACTCCAATCATCGACGATAAGATTTTCTTTGCTATGATTAATCGTGTTCGCAAAATCGAAAGGACTGATTGCCTTTTTCTTTTCCTTATAGGAGTCGGGATCAAAAGACTCTATAGGTGCACCAAGTTCTTCAAGATGTCCTGTCATTTACATTACCTATAATCAAATGCAATACGATGTAGCACTCGGTTTTCCATTCCTTCAAAGTCCCATCGCTTGTGTATACTTAACCATTGCTCACTGATAACAATATCACCATCTTGCCAATCATGATGATATGCAAACTCAGGTTGAAGTACATGTTCTTTCAGTCTTGACATTATACTATTAAATTCTTCCTGTGTCTTGCCTACCATGCCGAAGATTTGCAAAAACGGGAAATACAATCCAGTGATACCGGCATCATTTGTATGCACCAACTTGAACGGCTTGTCGGTTGCATGATGCTCAACAAAGAAATTACTATCGCTATAAGAACCTTTCTTGTAGCCTAGAGTTATCTCAATGTCTTGTATCTCTTCCTTGAGATCGTCAGGCATTTCTCTATATGCATGTGCCATATCAATCCAGCTGGTTCTACTTCCTGCTGAACCTTTCACTGAATACAGCCAAATGAGCGGGCTTCTATCAGGATTAGATGCTTGGTTGGCATGCCAATCCAATGAAGAAGTATGTCCGAACAAGCCTTCTTCGCCGTGTTCATTCTTTTCGCCCGTGACTCTAAGGATGTATTCACCTACAGCAATGTGCTTTGTTCTTTCATGCTTCAGATACTGGCACTTTCCTATCGACTGACAAAACTCTACCTCTTCCTCTGGTGTCAAATTCTGACTGCGAATTACAACTACAAGATCATTAAGCAGAGCATCCTTTATACCTTGTACATCACTTAGATTATGGAACTCTTTCATTATTTCAATTCAACATTAGCCATGACCTCAGTCAAGCAGGCAGTCAAGTTAATTTCCTGATCGGCGACAAAGGCAGCCTTATACTGATAGTCAGCAATGATTAGCACTAACTGCGGGACTTGCTTGACCTTAGGAATCAGTGTATCATATACCTTACGATACACTGACTGCGGGTCAGAGTCTACACTATTAGCGACCCACTGTCGCATCTTCTTGAAGTCCTTGTCTCTAAGGGCGTCTACGAGAGCCTTAGTGCTAAGTTCTGCTAGATTACTCAGTACACCCTCGTCAATCACACCACCAGCACCATAGCGTTGTAGCTCGTTCAGAACCCTGCGATAGTCAGGGAAATGCTTCATCAGCAGTTCAGCAAGCACCTTATCATTGTACTCTACCTTCTCTTTCTTGAGAATATCCATCATTCGTTTGTGAAACAGCCCAGCCATCTTTTTCTTCTGACCGTTCACAAGTTTGAATTCAACCACAGTAGTTCTACTGTGAAGAGGAGCAATGATTCGATTCTTGAAGTTACAAGTAAAGATAAACCTACAGTTCCTAGAAAACTCCTCGATGAATGCACGAAGAGCAGGCTGTGTAGAGTTCGGATTCAGATAATCAGCCTCGTCTAAGATGACAACCTTAGGCTTACCTTCAAATGAAACTGTACTAGCAAAGCCTTTGATCTTTGTCCTGAGAACATCGATGCCTGATTCTTCAGACCCGTTGATTACAATGTAATCGCAGCCGAGTTCATTGCAGAGAGCGCGGGCAACAGTAGTCTTACCTGTACCCGCTGTCCCGCAGAGAAGCATGTTAGGAATTTCTCCAGCCTCGATAAACTGTTGAAATACTTGTTTCTGCGCGTCAGGCAAAATACATTCTTCCAACGTCCGTGGTCGATATTTTTCAACCCACAAGAATTCATCTGACATAAAAACCTCTCATAATAAAAAACACAGTTTAACTCATTGTTGCTTTGGAGTCAATGCCGTCAGACAAGTTTAGGGTCAATTGCCTACCAACTTCTTTCGATTGCTCCTTTAGCCAAGCCAGGATGTTTTGCGGTGTCGTTTCTCCATAAGGATCATCGTCTACATTATCACCGTAACCTGGTTCAACAAAAGCCTTCTCAACACGCATATCGTCTACGATCATTGCATACCGCCAAGAGCGAACACCAAAACCGAAGTTGTCTTTTTTCACATCCATATGCTGGAATGTAGTGAACAAAGCAGAGCCATCAGGAATAACCTTGACGTTCTTTAGCCCTGAAGCCTTAGCCCAAGCATTCATTACGAATGCGTCATTTACTGATAGACAAAAGATTTCATCGATTCCTTCTGCTTTGAATTCATCGTACATCCTCTCAAAATCAGGTAGTTGATGAATTGAGCAAGTAGGTGTGAATGCACCAGGCAACGAGAATATGATTACTCGTTTACCTGCTACTAGATCAGCGGTTGTGACATTTTCCCATCGAAAGGGATTGCCCTCAGTGATAGTGTCATCTCGCACTCGCATGCGAAAAATTACATTCGCAATAAGCATATTATCTGGAGTGTTTTCCGATAGATCCGACTTAAACATATCTGCATTACCTGGCATAATTTTTCTCCTAAATAACTGAGCTAGGTTCAAGTGCTAACCAATACTTCATATCAGATGAAGTGCTAGATAAGTACATGAATTTTTTCTTTGAAAGCGTAACATCATATTCGCCCGTGATCACCTTGAAGTTCTCCACTGCGAGGCGGCAATCAAAG